CAGCAACCCAAACCCCGCCAGCGGTGGTTTACTTCACACAGCCCACATATACCCGAACGCCAGGGCGACGGGCAGCGCAAGATTCCAGAACCACGAGTGCGTATCCCACACGCGCTTGTCAAACGCATTCCACCAGCGCAGATTCGCCCGCCGCCCCCAGCCGTAGTGTTCGATCCACTTGTACTCTGCCTGCGCGTGTTCCCGGCCAACGAAGAACGCGGACACGATGCTTGCACCGATCAGGCCGTGGCCGTAGTAGTGCGCCAGCGCAGTGACGAGCAGCGCGGCGATGGGGTGGAGTAGGTTGTTCATGGGGGAATCAGGCCCATCCTACGCATAGCTTCAAGCGTAGAGGGGGACAAGACAACACCGGGTTCTGGGAACTCGTCCATGATTTATCCTTTATCGGCCATCTCGCCAGATCATTAAGGCCGAACGCCCGGTTGATCCTTCGACGATGGTATTAACTGCGTCTGAGGTATTCTGTGCCCATTGAAGTTGTAGCAAGCCCCCGGTGCCGACGGTACGGACATACCCGGATACGTTAATTATTCTCCGTGATGTGCTGCCACCAAAAGCCACAGCCGTCGCGCCTGCTGCTGTTAAGGCATCGGCGACAATAGTATCTTCCTCATCAACTCGGATGCCACCCGTAGACCCCCATCTAATGACTGAACCCGAAGGAATTGAGAAGGACAGTTTTATATCAGCAGTGGCGTTCCCAACGTGTATTAGGAATAGTTGGAAATGTACTTTTTCAACCGCATCTAGAAAGAATTTAAGATCCGTGTCATCTACCAATGTAGTTGAGCCAGTCACTGTTTGGTTGGCTGTTTTTACAATGATTTGGGGGATTAAGTCAATCTCCGTCCCAGGCATTCCTGCTGTAGTAATAAGATTCGAAATTAGAGGGTTACGGGGGTGTCTGACACGAACTAATTTCGCACCCGCATCAATCACAACTTCCGGGGCTGGCGCGGGTTCTCCGACCGATACAATTACCCGCATTCCATCAACATAAACTCCCTCTGTTGCCCCTGCTGCAAAGTTCCCAACCGTTACGCAGCGCGTCACATTGATGAAGCGATTGTTTCTCAGCGAGTGGGCGCGACCACCCACAAATATGCCGCCTCTTGTGGGGGTTGTAACAGCAGAAGATGCTTGTCCGTTAAAAGCCGACCCCACAACACTGTGATCGCTACCCCTTAGCCACACTTCGTGCAGTCCATACCGCACAGCGGCGTCGGTGGCATTTCTTCCGCAGTCAAAGTTAATCAACATCACTCGAACTGCTGGGGTCACCACCGTATCGTCAGGGTGTCCTGCGGCAAAACAATGGCCCCCGTTGTCATAGCCGCCGCAATTTGTTACCGTCATAACACCGGGAGGTGGTGGTACGTTGACCCGAGCCGTCAAGATTCCAAGATCAACCGCAAACCCGTGTCCTTTGTTGCTGCTAGTATCAACCTGCTCGAATATCCCCATGTAGCACGCGCCGACAACAAGCAACCCATGGGAGGGCTGAGAGATGATGCGGACATTTTTAATACTACAGTTCCACAGGCGAAGTGCAGAGCTATCAACTAGGTCTGGTGCCTCCATCCAGATGCCAATGTTTCTTCCGGCTGCTCCAATGTTGCGCGCATTTGTGGCGGTAACTGTCATGTTATGCACATGGGAGTACGAATTCAGAATTCTGATAACCGGCCCGGTACTGTGACTGGCCATTAGAGTGGTAGACGGCCTGCTTGCACCAACTAAATGAACCCCGCCGTTTGTTATGGTTAAGGTAGAACCAAGAAGGTAGGTGCCTTTTGGGAAATACACGGTTCCACCTGTGCCAGTGTCAACGCTGGTTATTGCTGCTTGACAGGCTGCGGCGTCATTCGTAACCCCATCCCCCACAGCACCAAAGTCCTTGACACTCACACTCTCCCGCAGCTTCCCCTGCACCGTCCGAGCCACAGCCCCGGTGCCTGCGGGGGTGTAGCCCACGTTAGCTGCGCCCGCCGGGCCGTTGAGAACTGCGATAGCTGCCCCCTGCGCTGGGCTAGTCTCATACACCTCCGCATCCACGTCATTCAGCCACGAGGCTGGAATAATCGTACCATTGGTAAAATTTATAGTAGCCATCTTTAGAATCCTGTTACGGCAATTATGTTGCCCGTAGTTGCAGCTGAAAAGGTCGTAGTGAAGGCGTTGAGTGAGGCATGAGTAATAGTCAGAGGTAACACCACCGCGCCTGTATTATCAAGAATGTTCACCACGGGGTACTTGCCGAAGTTATGCGTTACGAGAATCGAGGTCTGCGCCGTAAAGGGCGTGTCGAGATAGACGGAAGATGCGCCGCCTGTGCCCCCACGCGCCACGGATAATTGCCCCGTCCAGCCCAACGTCATCGAAGCCGCTTGCAGCAACGCCGTAAGGGGCGTACCGCCTAGCGTTATCGTTACGTTAGTATCATCTACACGGCTCAGCGCCGCCGGGCTAAGTGCAGCCTGCTTGCCGTTAAACGTAGACCAATCGGCGGCACTCAGCGCCCCGCGATTCGCCGCCGAGGCCGTAGGCACCTGAAGGGTGATAACGGGAGTCGTTGTGCCGTTAGCGACTGTTGAACTGAGATCCGTCCCCGTAGTGCCAAGGGTCAATGCCGCTACGTCTGTAACCGTACCACCAAGACCCAGTGGAATTGTATAGCCACCGGCGCCGTCGAAAAACTTAAGCACATCATTCGGCAATGTAGGCGCAAACCCATGCCGAGCTATCGACACGTTGTTAGTTGCTACGTTTATTAGAGTTATATCCGCTTCAACTACTGTTGCCCAGGTCGGCCCATCGCCGTGCAACACTTGCAGCGCAGTCCCACCCACGTAGCCACCCTCCGCGCTCAGCTCTCGTGAGAGGTCCACAAACCACTTCAGCCAAACGGGGTTAAAGTAGGACTCCTGCGTGGTCTTATTCACGATGACAGGCAAGGCCCAGGTTGGCGGCGGCTGAAACGTACTCATAGCGTGCCTATGTCTAGTTGCAACTCAATCGCCTGGATACGCATACGCGTGTTACACTGGTGCCGGAAGTGATACGCTCGACGCATGAAGGTGCCATTGTTTGCCAGCGTAGGCTTGCGTACGTCTAGACTCAGCTTGCGGAAATTAGTCCACCGATCCGCCTGGTAGTCCCAGTCATTGCTGCGCACTTGCAGCACGCTCCCCGGCGTCTGGTCCCCGATGAACTCCATCATTGTAAGCTGCTTGCGTCTGCGCACCCCTCCGTCGAAGTTCGGCGTGTAAATATCTACAGTAATTATCTCCCCGTCATCCGTAAAATACGAGGAATCCATTGTGTAAAGCTTGCCATTCGTTCCGTGCTGTAGGATAGTCGCTACCGCCAGATACGTCGCGGATACAATCGGCCAGTAATTTCCGTCCGCGTCAGTCCACTGCGCCCACGTCTTATCCGTCAAGTCATACACGAGGGTGAGATTCTCCGCCGTCTGCGTAAGCCCATAAAATGCGTGACCCTCAAACTTAAACGCAAAAGACGACAGATCTAATGTATCCACATTATCCAGCAACCGCTCGATCGCCTTAGTCGATACAATCTGCAACTTTAAGTTATCCAGCACCACCACCTGAGCCGAAGCGGAGCGATTCGTAGCAACCCAAATCAAGGCGCCATCCAGCTCCTGCACCGTATCACCATTGACGCAGCCGTAGTTGATCTTAGCTCCCTGCACCGGACCGAGAGGCGAGGCAGTAGCGTTCAGCGCATCGTAAAACACTTCCGTAGACCACTGGCCCAAGGCAATAACGTAGACGAGCTGCTTGGCCAGAAACACCCCGGCGTCAGCCTCAATCTGGGCGGTCAGTCGGTTCAGCACATCAGTCCAGAGCGTGGGGTCATTGAGCGTAGTGCAGCCGCGGATACTAGCGTCCGGGTCCATCACGTAGGTTGTACCATCCAGATACACAATGCCTTTGGCGCAGACTAGGGGAAAGTTATTCGGCGTCGTCGCTGTACCATCACCCGCACCTACGCCCGTTGCAGTAAAAACCACACCTATGGTGTTGGAGGCCGCGCCAATCGCTACGAAGTCTGTCGTCCCTACGGTCAGAATCGTGTACTCAAGCAACGCGACGAAGCTGCCCGCGGTCACCGTTACCAGCGGATCAATCTTCACGATCCCGGTAAACTGATCATAGTTATAAGTAGCGACGCCATTGCCGAACTGCAAGCGGAGTGTAGCACCAAGGGACTGGGCGAACTTGTAAATCCCTCCCGCGGTGTCCAGTACCCCCACGAGGGCCACTCCGTCCTTATACATCGTATTGCCAAAGATGGAGTAAACGTGCCCTAGCCAGTTGTAGATGCCTAGCCCCACGCCGGCCTTCGCCTCGCCGTATTGCAGCAACCCTGGCCGCTTGTAAACCCAAAGCTCGCCCGTCGTCACGTTCTTCTCCACGTAAGCGTTAAGCAACTTGGCGTCCTTCGCGGTCGACTCATCCCTATTCTCGGGTTGAACCACCAGCGGCAGGCGCTTAGGAATCGCAACTGTTTCAGCTTGGGCCATTATCTAAAGCTTCCTGAGTACATGCTACTTCGCGAATCCAAGGCGAAGCGCGTAGGCGCATCTTCCACGTCCCAGTCCTCGAGGGTCTGCCGGTAGGCGGCTGCCCGGTGCGCGCAGCGATCCATGATTGCCTGGGGCTGGCCCGTAGCGATCTCGTCCGCCAGTCCCCACCGAAGTGCAATCCGCCACTCGATCGGGAAGTTCATTGTCTCCGTGACGTTGATAAAGTTAGTAACCTGATACTGGGTTAGCAGATGCGCGGTGCCTAGGGCGGCATTCGCGTCTGGAATCAACCAGAAGAACACACTCAACTCCGACTGCTGCTTGTTCACAAAGTAGCTATTGATCTCACCCGTTTGGTTAACCTGGCTGAGGCGAATATAGTCACGCCAGGCCATAACTACCAGGGGCCTGCGGATACCGTTCTGATCCATATAGTAAGCATCAATCACCCTCGGCGGCTTAACCATCACGTTAGTTCCAGCAGGGCCAAAGGTATAGGTGCCTTGCCCTGCAATCAACGTCACACTCATGTCCTGATTCAACCACAGCTTCAACCCTTGGGTCTGCCATAAATTAACCAGATCCGTAAGCCGACGCATCCCCCCGGCGATCTGCTCACCATTAAGCGAATCCCCCTCCTGCACCAAGCCCGCGTCAAAGTACGCATCCCGGATAATTGAGGCGGGGGTGTTGTCGGCTGGAGCGGTCATTGTGAAGTCAACAGATCAAAGGTAAGGGCCGCGCCATTGCTGTAGGAATTAGCTATTACCCTAACAGCCGTATAGGGCGCAGTGGCTGTGTTGCTGATTAGCGAAGCTGACTTACTAGCAAAGTTTGCATCATTCAGCCACAGGTAACTAGATTGCAACGCTTGGGATTCCGCCCGCAGATTCGAGGTCGTGCACTCGAGATCAAAAGCTATCGTCCCAGTCACGCCAAAACCTGCAGTATAGTGCCCGCCGTGAAAGTAGATCTCAGTCGGGAGGGTCTGCGAGACAAACGAG